CTCGGATTTTCATCTAGCATGAATTTCGAGGACAGGTGTTGTGCTGCACCTCAGGGGATCTCGTGGCCATATGTCACGAGGTACCTAGATCTTGGGCGGTTATCCGTTCCTAGACGCAAGGGCGAGGCTTGCCGAGGGCAAGTCTAGCTAGTCCTTCGATTAAGCATTCGCTTACGAAGGTTTGTACCGATGGAGATGTATATCTCAATCGGGGAAGGGTCGCGTATGCCTGTGCATATGTGACTGGATGATATGTTGTCGCAATGCGAGAACATCTCTTTACGTAGCGGTGAAGTTCATTCACCACACGTCCGGGAGTACGCTCCCTGGTCTTAAAGGCTTCGCCTGAAAGAGCCGACTGTGCTTCCGCCGAAAGGAGGAGCGCACGAGAGAAATCATCGACCGTGTCGATGTTTTCCTTATTTACCTCGTCATCAAATTCTTGATCACCAGGTTGAGCCACTTTCTGCCTAAGGGCATGAAGGGCATTAGAAGTCCTCTCCCGCATATTAGCGGTTGTGGACAGGTCCTTGTAAAGGACAGGCAGTGTACCATTATGGGCCAACTGCACTATACGACAGTTAGCCGCGGGCATAACGTCGTCATCGTTTGGGGGTATCATTCCGATCCCTCCGAACTGAGGTGGGGCATACAGAGATATGCCTCGCTCTTTTGCAAGTTGCACCCAAAGTTGGTGAAACTCGCTTTGCAGGAATACGAGAGTAGCTCTCATGTTTCCTCTTTGGATATAGGATGTGTACACATCTCTAGACCAGATCTCGTTTCGCATGAGCGAACCGAGTGAATAAGGGCGTAAACGACGTAGGTCGTATCGTCCATCTCGGGTGTAATTGCCTTCGCAATAAACACCGTATGAGTCTGATATGATAGTTTTATCATTCAGAACTAGTCCGCACGCAGCGGCACGCCTTCGGTACAAATTTATGTACTCGAGAGGCCAAAGAGCCATGATATCATCGCCCTTTATTACAAAGCTTTCATCGGCATCGACCGATTTAGCTATCACGAAGTGTCCCATTTGGAGACCTATCGTCCATCCTGCAGGCATTCCTTGAAATGTACCTGAGGTTACGGGTTTACCCCTTACCGAAAATCGTCTATGAACGAGTTCCGGATCTATGCCTAGGCTATCACATAGATAGTCCAGGTATTCATGAGAGATTTCTCCTGTTGCATTGGAGAAATCCCCTGAGAAGACTTTTGCATCAGCACGAGCCTTCGGGAATCTGAGGGATCCTAATTCGGGATCACTCTTCCATAAAGATATTGATGGGTGATTAACACTCTCAATAATCGGCGCATACGTCCTTCTGACAGCATGCGCTTTGAATACGCGTGTAGCCTCATTTTTGGTTACAACGCGCGTTTTACATCCGGGTTCGGCCACAGGGACGAGCTCAGAATCTGCGTAAGTGAATATAGATTCATTTAACGCTGCCAGGACTTCCGTCTTATACGAATGTTCTGGATCATAGTCGTCTACCTTTAATAAGGCAGATCGACCACCTTCCTTGCGCTTACGCTCAAGGCAGGATGCACGCGACAAAACGTCAGACGTTTGTGGCGGTAGAATCCGTTTCTTCCATTTAGGAAGAAGGATTGAGCCCATAGCCAGTACTTCAACTGGAATGGGACGATCGGGGACATCACGAGTGATGTGCTCCGCATAGTCAGAAACAGCCTTGCGCTGCGTCTGCTTTGACGGCTTCGGCAAACATCGGTTTACCTTAGCATACTGCATGAGTTTCACTAGAGGAAGCTCATGGTAATGACGCGGTAGGATTTGTCCTATACGCGCTTTGTAGGGGATGTGACCTCGATCACCTCCTTCCATAAGATGCTTGACACAAAAGGTCACGCAGCTTTTAAACTCCCTAATATAGGCATCGCCTCTATTACGGTATATAGCTTCGCGTTTATACGCAAAGTTACGACATCGGCTATCCGCGTACGCGGGTAAGCTGACTGAACTCAGAGCGAGCAGTATTGCTCGACTGAGAGTACCCTCCCGTCCTCTAGGGGACGATTGGGGAACAGCACCAGCGTAGCTAGTGTGTTCGGCGTCTAGCAGGGGTCTACCCTCTGCCAGATCAGCTAATACAACAAACTGGTTGTGCTTCCAGAGTGCCA